GATCCATTTATCCGTTACCAGAAATAACCGTACTACCAAAGACAGAGGGGCGTCACTGCTCGTCTGTCACCTTGTCCGGGTCTTTTGCAAGAGCCAGAAAATCCTTTAGTTCCGCAATCCTGCCGCGAATGGTTGCTGTCGCCGCCTCGCTCAGAAAACCGTCGTTTTGTCTTCGGAAATAGTCTAAGCGCATGGAAATACGATTTTCCATAGCTTTCCACGTGGTACTTTGGAAGTCAATTTCGCTATCATTACTCGGCATTTTTGGCTTTCATCGCGACGCAGGAAGGGGCTGCTGCTGAATATTCACTTGCGCACAAAATAGCGATGGCGTCTTGAGTCAATCCGAGCCCCGCAAATGAACGGGCAGTTTCTCTCAGCGAGCAATCGCCGTCTTTCCATGTGCCTCCGAATACCACGCCAAACCCTGGCCCCGATCCGCCAACAGACACACCGCCCATACAAGGCGCGGTTGGGGCGATATTGCTGGCCGATGCGTCAGGGGTGTTTCTGACGGTCACAGAACCGCTCTGAGCGGCTGCAGGCGCCTCGTTATACGTCAGGCTTGCCGTGCCACCATTGCCGACTCCTGCGCCGCCAGCAGCGTTGCCGCCGCTCGCTATGCCGACACCAGCAGAAACCGACCTTGATAATGCTGTCCCGCTCGATGATGTGTGCGCGTACTGCATTTGGCTGGAGTAGTCGTCAGCCAGCGCAGGCAAAGCAGACAGCATTGCAACGGCGATTATCTGTCGCATATCACCAGTCCATCCAAACCATGTTTGTGCACGTTGTCGCTGCCATGACGCGCACCCCTTGTACATACAAGACTGTTCCTGCAGGAACAGTAGAAAACGTCACCGCAGATACGTCATCCTGATTGCGCTTGATCGCCAAGTTTCCAGTTCCTCCGACATAAATCGCCTTGAACTGCATTGGCGTTGCATCGCTTTTTGTAACTGCGCCGTATCTTGTTGCTGTTGATGGAATGCTCATTTTCTTTCCTTAAATTGGTGTATTGCCGCCTTCAATACCCTGCCCCATACCGACATCAGGATTCGGTGGCGTCATCGGATTGGTGTTTTCCTGAATGTCCATAGGAGGCGCATTCACAGGCGCGATAATCGGCGATGCGTCGGCATCCACAAAGCCGGCTGACATGAGAATCTGGTCAGACGATGGTGCGATGAGAGGATTGCTGGCGACGAGGTTCGCTGCAGTCGTCGCCGAGTACATGCCCTCGACGTTCTTCGTCACCGCCGTTGCCTCTGCCACCTTGGTCTGAGCGGCCGTCAGAGCCACCCTGGCCTGTGTCAGTGGGTCTGGCTTCTCTTGCAGCGCAGCCTTCTCTTCCTCGTCGTACTGGACGCGCTTCGGGTCGATCTGCTTGCCCTTTAGCAGCTCCTCGGCCAGCTTCTTCGGAGAGATTTCATAAGCCGGGTCGCGGCTGACGGTGAGTAACTGCATGAGGAACATTTGCTGCATGTCCCGAGCCACTAGGGCTGACGACGCGCGCACCTCGATGTTGAAATCGCCCTTGATGTCTTCGCGCTGCGAGTGCTGCATCATCCATTCGTAGTATCGAGTGATGTGCGGCTCGGTCACGTAGTCGTCCATCCGCTTAGCGATGCGCCGCAGGATGGCTGACGAATTGTTCTGCGCCATCTCCATGCCGCCGAGCGTGTCTGGCGAGTCGCCGCGGATACCTTGGAGCATGGCCGGCATGCCTGTGACGTCCTCCGCTACCTTCATTGCCCATTGAACGATGTTCATCAGTTCGGCTTGGACGCTTGGCGGGACAAATGCCATGAATTGCTGGCGCACGTCCTGAACGTCAGGCTCAGCGCGCCAAAGCTTCCTGCCGGTGATGGTTTGTCGGCCGTCAGCAGGCGAAATGCCTGAGCCAAGCACGATCTGCACACCGGCAGACAGGCCGGCGTTGTCCATCATCGCCCTGACGCCACCATTGAGGATGCGCTGCACGGTTCGGAGCTTGCGTGAAATGCCGGTGCCCCACGGCATACCCGGCCTGCGTTGCCACGCCAGCACGTCATACGGCAGCTCGCCGCCGTCAAGCACATTGCGAGCTGCCTTGATCAGCCGGTCATTGACGATGACGGCCATGACCGGAACCTTCGGGAAATCGTCCTCTTCGGCCAACCCTGAGTCTTCAACGTCTTCGGTCTTTACGGTGCCGTGGAAGATCCACAGCTCGTACTGGTCATCGCTCTTGATGTATGTGCCGTCGCCCGCCTCGCGCGGCACAGTTGCCGTCTTGCTTGGCCCCTCGCGCACGGCTGCGATGATGGCCTGCCGGTCATAGCCTGGCATGTCAATCAGCTCGATCAGTTGGCGCTGCGAGACGTACTCCAGTTCCCAACAGTACGATCCGTGCTGGATATTTTCACCGCACCCTGGGTCAGGCCAGAATAGCCACGGGTCAGTGCGTTTCGTCGCTGGCTTCGTCTCGCTTACCTTGACGACGGCTTTGACGCCGGTTGCCGGGTCGATGCGTGACAGCGAGCTGGTTGCCTTGCGCGGAAATGGGCCTTTGAGCACACCGGTACCGATGCGAGCCGAGTCCTCGATGATCTGGCGAACCTCGCCATGCCAATTTGACTCAACCAGGTGATCGTCGATTTCCTGTTGCATCGCTTCGGCGCGCTGCTTGTCGTCGGCGATCATCTGTTCGAGCGCGGCTGTGTCGATGCCGGCCTGGCCATAAGCGAGCCGCATGGCCGTTGTAACCGGCGTTGGCTTGATTTCCCATGATCTATCGTCGGTTGGAAGCAGCTTTTCAGCCACGTTTGCGCTTGCCGAGTCGACATACGGCGCCGTGATATTGAGGAAAACCACTGACCGATTGGCCTGAGCATTATCAGCGCGGTCATTGGTAGCCCACCGCTTTGCATGGCCTGATGTCGTCGCCGCGTACATCCGATTCGCGTCGTCAATGCCCTGATAATGCTCTTCGTCCTCTGTCCATTCTTCCTCAATGCCTGATGCTGACCGGGCAGAGATGGCGTCTTTGCGCTTGCCGAGCAGCGTCGTCAGGAAGTTCGAGCGGTTTGGCTCTTGAACTTCTTCAGGGCCGAATTGTTGTGTTGCTTGTGTGTCCATCCTAGTACCCGATTTCAGAATCAAGCGTGGCCCATTGCATAGGCGCTACAGCCTTCTCTACTGGTTTGGTGATTGCTTTTCGAGCCATCATTAATGCGTAACGGGTTGCTGATAGCAAATCATCCTGCAGCTTGACGATTTTCCCGTCCTTACGGTGATACAACCGGAACTCAAAAAACCAGTCGTCGAGATTGGCAAATACCTTGAATCTGCCAGTCATCATCCTGTCCAGCATGTCGGATACGCCAGCCTCTACGCCATTTGATCCGTCGCTGAATGTAGCCCGGTCCTTGAGCATCTTTAGCCCTGCAGCGGCATATTGTTTTGCCAGTTGCTCTCCGCTTCCCTTGTCCGTTTGCAGGCCATCGTGCGGCCATGCGCACGGCACCCAGGCGCCCCAGGCTTTTACCGAAGGTGAGAACATCATTGGCGTCTGTTCGCGCGCTCTGTGCGCCCTCAACACATACCAGCAGTCGACGTCTCGGTCCCACGCGCATTGAACCGCTGCCGCAGGGTGATCCCACCCGAAGTCAATCCCGTTGATGCGCGGCCAGTGACTCGGAATCTGAAACGGTTGAACCGATATTGCGGCGTCAGCTATGGGAAAAATGCGCCCTGAGCCGAGCGTAGGAACGCCGTTAGCCCGCGCCTCGCGCTCGTGCTCTGGATAGCTGGCGATAATCGCCGCGCGCTCTGATGGTGAATAATGCGCAGCGTCATCAATCGTCATCGTGATAATGGCGCGACTCATGCGGCTACCCTCACGGTGTCCTTATCCATGAATCGCATGACGACGACAGACATACCTAGCAGCGGGGTGAACGTGATAATGGCGAACTGCCCGCGCTGGCCATTATTGGTCCGCGTCAGCCCCTCCGAGTAAATGTCCTCTGACGGTTCTTCGTCGAACCAAACGCCATCGACCGTCGGGCCCTGCCATTTTTCACGGCCCTTCTCGTAGGCTTTGAACGAGATCATTGACACAGACGAGGTATCGCCGCCGCCGCCCCATTTGACTCGGACGTTATCCAGCAGATTCGGCACGCCAATCGCCCTGTCGCGGCCTTTGATGGCGTCAGCCGGGAGAAACCCTGTCCCCCACAGTTCCTCGCTTGCTGGCGGACCCATCAGGATGCGCTGCGGGTTGTCTCTGGTCGATTCGCCGGTAACTGATCCAGCCCATAGCACAGGCGCTTTGTCGAAAGTGGCGCCATCCCACCAGTCCGGATAGCGGCCGGTCGCGTGCATTGCCCACTCTGCGCCGCCAGCAATGGATTTCCCGAGCTGATTGCCGGCCATCAGCAGCCGTTCGCTATGGTCCTTTCCTGCGCGATGGAACAGGCGCTGCTTCGGATATGGTTTGTAGAGCTGGAGTTTTCGCCTGGCCAGTTCGCCGTCGAGCATCGCGCGCATAGCCGCCTGAACTTCCGGCGATAGATTTGCTACGTCCTGCGGCAGAACAGCCCTCACCCCTGATTGCCGTCCAGGGCTGCGCGAAGTGCCAGCAAAGCGGCGATTGACTGGTCGGCCAGCGGGTTCTTTTGCGCGTTGTCTTTGGAGTACATGCCGATGATGCGGGCGCCTCGATCAACAGCAGAGTTTTTGTCCCACAGCTTGTACTCGACAGTGCCATCAGGAGCGACCTTGATAGCTGACACGCAAGCCGCCGCGTCATCGCTCAGCTCGTGAATCCCCTTGACCTTGCCATCAGGATGAACGAAGTCGCGCGCGGTGACGGATGCCATCCGCCGAGTCTCGTTGAGGATGTCAGCTGCCTTCAAAATCGTCTCAGATGCAACTGAGTTGCGCAATTCGCTTATCCTTTGGGATACCTTTGGAATTGCTGCGGCCTTAGACGCTTCTTCCCAAATCTGTTTTGGCGTCATATTTCCGCACGAATAAACAGCGCGATACGCATCAGACTGAGTTTTGCCGCCGACAATTGCCACAGCAAAATCTTCCTGCTTCTCTGTCAGCCCATGCTCGTTAAACCGGGCCATCAAGCCGCCCTATACAAAAAATATCGTGGATTTTTCATCTTCCCTCCCTCGATCTCCACCAGCCCATCCTTGCGCAGCATCAACAGCGCCCAACAAGCCGTTGGATGCCTCAGCCCCAAATCTCGCCTGATGTCTTGCTGCCGCCTGCTCCTGGTCGCGTCGCTGCGCAGATAGTCGAGCACCTTGCGCGGTATCGGAGAAAGCCGAACCTCCCTGACCGGGCGGACCATGCCAGAGGCAATCATCAGCTGACCGACGAGACTGCAGCAGTCCATACACCATGCCCTTACGATTGACTAGCGCAATCATGCCATGCTTGGCGATAGCTTCAAACAATGCTCTGTTGCGCTGCTTGGTCCGCTAAGGGCCTCCAAGGACCGCTAAGTACCGATAAGCTACCGATAAGCTACCGATAAGCTACCGATAAGCTACCGATAAGCTACCGATAAGCTCATCTAAGCAAGTCTAAGCACCTCTAAGGCTATGTCCTTAGACTTTCCCAATCGAAAAAAATCTCACAGACCTATTGACTATCCTGTACAGGCATGTACAATGGAATCAATCACCAACCAACCGACAGGAGCAAGCCATAATCATGTCTGAGACATCTAAAACAACCCCGCAAGTCCAGCTCGCCATCGGTCGCCTGTTCTTGATGTTGTCCCGGCCTGAACAACCAGGCGACATCGAGACCTTCCACAAGATCCGCGCCATCGTCCTCGACAGCGCTGACTGCCGGACAGACTACCGGCCGAACTACGTGGCGCAACGGATGACTGGCGCACAAGGAGATTTTGCATGACCACAACCAAGCGCGGCGGCTACCGCGAAAACTCCGGCTCCAAACCACACCCACCGGCCGAAGTAGCGTCAGTTCGCATCGTGGCAAACGTCACTCCGGCCGAAGCCGAAGAATGGCAACGTCGCGGCAGAACTACCTGGCTGCGCGCAGAGCTTCGCAAGCTTGCCGTTCCTGACAACCAGTAACCAAAGGCGCACAACGCGCCATCAGATCAAGGAGAGAGAAAATGACCAACACCGCTACCGCCATCCGCCGCATCCTTCCCAACGGGAATGCGGACTGCTCAACATTGCGCCGAGTGGCTAGGGTGTTTGGCGTCCTCCAGTGGGAGGACACAAACGGACGCGGAAACGTGCCCGAATCTTTCGGTGTGCACAACACCATAGATCTGCTGCCCGTACCAGATGGGTGGATGAGGGTGGAGTTATGACAACCAAAAACGCAAACGCCAGATCAATCTGCGAACCGAGATGGGCTGGCAAGGGAAACACTCCGAAAATTGACCCTTGCGACGGATGCCCGCTTTATAAGCCGTGCATCCAAGGCGGAACAGGATGGCAAGGTATGGAGTCATTCCGAAAGTGGATTTCATCAATCAACGATCTTGCAGACTCAATTACTGCGAATCAATAACCACCAGCCGCCTACGGGCGGCTTTTCATTTCACGGCCCTGTATCTGAGATACCTCGCGTGCCTGACCACATCCGGCGCGCACTCAATAGCCCCAACCCTCCGCAGGAAAATCAGCGCCCACGAAACAGCGGCATGGCTCCTGCGCACATGCTGCCGAATATCACAAGCCCTGCGATACTCTCCAGCCTCTAGCAGATAATCCAACACCGCTTTACTGCTGCCACAATCCCGCATTACCCCGGCTAGTTTTGACCGACGAGTCACGCGCAATTCGGCCGGATGGCCAGACGCCGTGGACATCTGATAAACCAGTCCGAAAACGTCGATCATTTGCCGTCCTTGCACTGCCCAGCCTCGAACTCGATCAAATCCTCCGGCACAATTCCAATTTGCAGCATTGCCTCGCGCTCTGCCTCGTCCTGGCTAAGTCCTGCTTCGTGCTCAAGGATTGCGGCGCGCTCTTGGTAGTCCTCGTGCTGGTCTGCGGTCATTGCCTGATTTCCTCCCTAACCATCGCCGCCAAACACCGCTTGCAGCGCAGAAAGTGCACCAGTTGTTCGCCTGATACATGCTGCGTTTCTACCTTTCTCACAAGCACGCCTCTGCATTTTGCGGCATACATGCCGAAGAAATCATCAGTGGCCAGCAAATGCACCACGCCAGACTTGCTGGTTTTCTTCTTGCCCCAAAACGATTCATTCATAATCTTCATCCGCCTCGTCCCACTCAACAATCTCGCTTCCGCACGACGGACAATTTTTCAGCTTCATAAACCTCTTCGTGTCTTTTGCTTTGCGCTGGCAA